CCCTGTATCAGGGTCTATATAGTGACTTTTTGATTGCGCAATAAGCCAATCATTATTTATAAATGATTTCATCAGATTAATTTCGCTTTGAACAATATTTATATCCGAATCTTCAGCGTTCGTGTAAAAGATTTGAATATAAACACCATACATGAGTGAAATAAAATCTGAGTTACCATAATCATTAGGACCATTATCTGATTCTGTAAGTAAAACCTGAGTTTCATTAATAGAATGTTCTTTTTCTTTGGGGATAGAATCAAGAAAGATTTCATCATGCGGAAAGTCACTAGCTGCAATTATGTCTTGAACAATTTCAACTGGTCTTTTCATAAGTTATTCTCCTTCTTTTTTCTATTAATTATTTTCCTCATTGCCTCAGCTTCTGCTTTTAATATTCCTTCCTTTACAACAGGATTATTTCTTGTTTCTTCAATAAAATGATCTGCATGAACCGCAACTTCACCGGGCTTTTTGTACTTTCTTCCAGAACGTGTTGTAAACTGAGGAAAACGGCTACCGTTATTAATAATATTAGCGATATAACCTTTTGTATGAGTACCTTTTTCCGTACTTCTTTCCCATCCTACAACACTTTGACCATCTTTAACACCGTCAATATTCTTATTTTTCATAACAATACTATCCGCTAAATGTGGATCTTCTCCAGTATCACGATGGCGGTAATGCCTATTTCTAACTTCATAAGCCAATGCTTGCTCAAAAACTTTAGCGCCCGCCTTTGTAACTTCGGCTTTATCTTCTACAGTCATCTTTGTACTTAATTCTTCAGCTCTATCGACAATAAGCTGCATCGCATCATAAAATGAAACCATATTAAACTCCTTTCTTCTTCGCTTGAAGAGTCAAAATATCAAATTTAATAAGCTTTGCAGATTCATCTGAAGAAATATTAATAATATTGTAAAGAACATCATCTATTTGAACAAACATTTTCTTTGTAACTAGCTTATTATGTCTAATTGCAATGTCGAATGTATCAGCCGTAGTTGTACCAATTATCTGAAATTGAAGCGCAAGTGATCTCATTTTAGCCGCAAATCGAACATTTAAAACCGTTGCTGGGTCAATTTTTTCAATCTTGCCTCCAGTTGGAGTAGTTACTGTTTTAGTAACTCCAATCTTACATTTTCTGTTAAAATCATTCGGTTTGTAAGTTTTGACCATCTTGCGCCTCCTTCCATGAAGAATAAAGACCTCTCAACTGTCCAACCATATGATCTACAGCCGTAGTAGGAGGCATAGTTGTAGAACGATTAATCCACAAATCCATCGAATAGCTAAGAACAGCTACATCATAAATTGGAGAAACGTTTTCTACATTGAAAAATGGAGCATCAACTGTATCAGAACTCACTGCATTTTTCACATATGCTGTAGCTGTATCAAAATAAATTTGAAGTTGTGGTTTGCGATCATCATCTTCTGATAACTGATCTAGTAAGTCATCAACAGTTACACTCATTTAAATACCTCCTGATTATACGGCAGTAGACGTTGTAGTTTTGAAGTTACCTACTTGGTCTGCAATTGCAGTAAATGAACCAGCAACTAAAGCTTCTGAGTCAGTAGCTTTAACATCGAAGCGATCGATTACACGAATTTTAGTAGTATCAGTTTCAAATGCACCAGCACCAATATTTGTTGGAAGTAATGACATGTTTTCACGGTCAAACAATGTAATAGCTTGTGACATATCTCCATAGTAAAGTGGATAAACTGTTGATCCACTATTTGGAAGCCAGCGATCTGCAACAACAATAACTTGTTTACCTTTAATTAGATATGAATTAGGTTTTGTTGGGTCTGATTCAAGTAAATATTTACCTTCAGCAGTTTTAACCAAAGCAAGTTTATTCAACCCTGACTGGTTAGTCAAAAGACTTGAAGTAGCGATAATCGCAGGATCAACAGATGTATTAATCATAGTAATAACATCGTCAAAGTTAGCGATTGTTGGTTTTTTAGGAACTGTACCCATTGCTGCAATAATCGCTTGGTTACGAGTCACAACCACTTTCTTAGCAATCCAGCTTGATAACCATGCAAGAATATTTTCTGCTGTATCTTTAAGCAATGTATTCGTTGCAGTGATGATTCCCGCATAACGTTTAATCAAGTATTTGATAATTGTCAACTGAGGATTGTCAAGGTCTGGAATTTTTCCATCTTCTGCATCCATTACAGTCAACGGAGTTACATCAGTCCATTTTTCATATACACGACTACCGCTTGAAGTAGAAACACTCTCAACACGTACATATTGTTGTAGCGAGTCATATTGGCGAACCAATGTGTTAATCATAGTACGGATATCTTGCGGAATAGTAAGTCCAGCAGCGCTTTCATCTCCGCCAGATCCATTTGTATCACCAGATGAAACAGTATTGAGAAATGCCATAGGGTTACGAACCATATTCACGAAGTCTGAAACAAATTGGTCTTTAAGGTTATTTTCTTTTTTAGTAAGTGGTGCTTTATCTTCTTCACGCATATTAACTACTTGCTCAGATTGAGCTTCAACAAGTTGTTCTCTCAATGCGTCACGGCGAACTTTTTCATTATCACGTTTATTTTTTAATTCTGACATAGCCTCTGCTGAAAAATTATCATCATTAAGAGCCATGTTGATTTGGTCATTAAAGTCTGTGACTTTATCTCCTGAAGCAATCCATGCTTCGTTCAATTGATTTACTGTTAATTTAACTCCCATTTGAGTCTCCTTTATTTTTCTAATAAAATAGCCAACTTACGAGAACGTAAATCAGCTTGTTTGTTTTCTATAATTGGTTCTTCTTTCGGAGGGTTATTCCGATTTTTGAAATTCATGAAATTCATAAATTCATTAAGTTTATCAGCAGTTGGAATATTGCCGATTGAGTTAGAAAATACTGGTTTATTAGCATCTACAAACATAATATTATCTGCAAATCCTTTATCAACTGCATCTTGAGCTGTCATCCATGTTTCGTTAGACATCAACTGCAATAAATCAGATTGTTTCATACCAGTTTTTAATTCATAAGCCGCAGCAATAGATTGGTCAATACCATTTAAAACTTTAGCTTCTTGCTCAAAGTCATCAGCGTTACCTTGGCTACCACTCATAGCCTTATGAATCATCAATTGGGCTGTAGGGGAGATATTTACCGTATCTCCAGCCATTGCAATTACTGAAGCTGCAGATGCTGCCAACCCTTGAATGTTTACAGTTACAGGTTTACCATTCATCTTAATAGCAGTATAAATCTCAGAAGCTGCAAATACATCTCCGCCATTAGAAGCGATATTTAAAACAATTTCTTCATCATCAGCATTTACTAAGGCATCATTAACTTTAGATGGACTTGTATAATCAATTCCAAACCAGTCATACATCATTCCGTAACTATTATCAACTACATCTCCTTTAATGTCGATTACTGTCATCATTTACCTCCTTTCTAAGAATAATCACCATGACCACCTCCTTTCCTATGGTACTGGCTCATTACTTTGGCCAGTTGTCTTTTTATTTGTATTTTCAGGGGCTGGTAGGTCTTTAGGAATATATCCTGCTTCTTGCAAGATATATGTAGCTTGATTTTCAGCTACAGCACCCCATCTTGTAGCAGTACTAATAGTAGATAAGTAATTATCACCAAGAGGGTCAATAGCTGGTCTCATGTTAACGCTTATGTGGTCGCTTAACTTATACTCTAATTCACTTATAGCAGGTCTTAAATAGCGATTTAATGCACTTGCGTACATTCCACTTATTTGTTGAATTGAGGATTGTTGGTCACCTTGTCCACCAATATAGCTGTCAGGAAGCCCATATACTTTGGCATATTGCTTAGAAGTCCAATCTGTTTGTGATAATAATTGAGCTACATTTGATTTAATTTCTAGTGCAGTAAATTCTTCAAGGTCATCTAATACTACAGGACCACCACTTCTTGAACGTTTCATAAACGAACGAGAACGAGATGCTTTATCTTTATCACTAAGAAGCCCACCACCTTTAACAGTAAGTACACCAGGAACATTTAATGAACTATTCAATGAACTAATTGTTAATCTATCAGAGGCTCTTTGGATTTTTGATTCACGTCTCAAAGAGTAAAGTGGACTAATTCCAGTTTTACCACCATCAATTGATAGTAGTTTCATATGAATCAAATCGCTCTGTGGAGCTTGTAAAATAGGCTCTATTTTAGGGTCATCAAAAGTGATGTTATAATACATTCCGTTTTCATACTCGAAATAATAAGTATTTACTTGAGATGGCCTTAAATATTCCCATTTCATATCAGCGCCATTAGCATTTCTCCAACGATAAGCGAATGCTTCGCCTCCTAAAAGCAACTGTGCAAACATTGATTGCCAAAATCCATGCTTGTTAGCATTGGTGCTTGGATTATCAATGATTCCTTGATTCTTTTTCTTTTCAGCATTGATTTTAACTATTGCTAAATCACTAGATAGCTGCAAGATAATAGAAAATAAGTCTGAATTTCTTAATGCTGCACGAGCTGAAACCCATTCATTATTATCACCAAGCAAACTTTCCATTATTTGAGCATCATTTCCATCTGGAAAATAGCTTTGAACACTACCAACTTCTGGCGGATCATTTGTTTGGTTGATAAAGTTTAATATTGGCAAAATCAATTACCTCCCTTCTTTTCTATAAACTCGGAAATTAATCCTGCTAAAATAAAAACAACTGATAAAGTAATTCCTCCAGCTGTTATATTCCACATAAACATTGTTACTGTTATGGTTACTGCAAAAGCAATAAACATAAGTACATCAAATATTTTCCAAATTAAAGAAAATAAGTTTTTAAAAATCTTCATCGAATCCCCAATCATCATCTATTTCATCATCAAGGTCTAATAAGCCAGATTCTTGGCTAGTAACCCATTCTTTTACTTGTTCTGGTGTCATATGCTCAACTTGCCAGCTTCTATCATTTGCCATTCCATAATCTTCAAAATGATTCATACCTTGATATAGAGCATCAATAATTGCATCAACAACATCAATTTTAAGTGTAGCTTTTCGCTTATCTACTTGAATCCCAACTGAGTCTGAGCGTAGAACGGCATTTAATAATGCTTTTTCCATTATTTTGTCATCTAGTCGGCTAACTGTTCCTTCCACAAATATCTTTTGCAAGAATTTAGTAGGATTCATCAATTCACTAGTCCATTGCTTTATAGGTTGTAGATTGAAACCAGTATTATTAAGCAACATTTGAATAACTTTAGTCACTCCCATAGAATCATAACCAAAAAACAAGACATCAAGAGCATTTTCCTCAACATATCTTGTTATCCATTCATAAACCTCATCATCGTTGATTAATCCTTGTTGATGGCTTGTGATTGTACAGAACCCTTTCTTTTCAAGTTCTCTATAGTTAATACCATCTTGCTTTTCTTTGGCTTCAATTGAGCCTGCAGCTTGAAAAGGAATAAACGAATGTTGTTCAACGTGCCATTTCGCTTGCCCTTCTTCACTTACATAAGGGTAAACAAAAGCAACTGCTGTATTATCTGATGACATAGAATAGTCAACACCAACATAACAGCGTTGACCATAGATATTAAATTCAGGAACAATCGCTTTTTCAACATCTGCTAGGTTTAAATAACTGTCTATATCTGATGAAAGCCACATATTAAGATTCTTACATTGAAAATCATGAACAGCACCTGTAAGTACATCATTATCACGCTTATCAAGTAGTCCTTGCATGAGATTATCATGTTCCGAAGCTAAATCTAATAAAGGGTTTGATTTAACCCAAGTATCAGGCTTATAAGTTTCATCTAAACTATCATTACTCCAAATTAAACATAGATAAGTATCAGCATCTCTTAAAAAGTCTTGTTCCATTGCTTGTTGCAGCATCTTCTCATCTTCATGAAAGGGAACTGTAGGGTCAGGATATGCTGTTGAAATTTGAACAAATTGACGGTTAGGAACTTTAACTTGCCCTGATACAAAGCCACATATTAAGATTCTTACATTGAAAATCATGAACAGCACCTGTAAGTACATCATTATCACGCTTATCAAGTAGTCCTTGCATGAGATTATC